CCGCCGCCACCTGTCGGAATCGGCGGGATCAGCGGATAGGGGCCCGGGTTGGACGAGCGGCGGCGGGGGCGGCTACCACGACCTCCCCCGCCTGTGCCCCCGCCTGTGCCCGTGCCAAAAAATCTCGTAAAGCCGGGGAAGTCGATCTCTATCTCGTCGCCCACCGAAGCCACCAGCGCGCGCAGGTAGATGTCCCACGCCGAGAGTTCCGCCTGCTGGTCGGCGAGCATCTTGCGGTACGCATCGTCGAGCGACATGCCCCTATCCTGCAGATCGAGCGCCCGCTGCTCGATCTGCCTGTCCGCCTCGCGCCAGGCTGTCTCGGCGTCCATGCCGTCGCGCTGCAGCTGCAGTGCCTCGCGTTCGAGCATCCGGTTGAGTTCGTTCTGCGCCCGCTGGAACGCCTGCGTGTTCTCCTGGAGCCCCATCTCGTGCAGACGCTGCTCCTGCCGGTCGCCGAACTCCCTCGTCATCTGCTCGCGCTGCAGGCCGAGCTGCTCGCGCGAGAGTCCCATCTGCGCCGCGAACTGGTCGCGCTCCTGCGCCATGCTCTGGTTGAACTGATCGTTCTCGGCCATGAGCCGCGCTTCCGCGAGATCAAGCGTCCGACCCTCCGTCCTTGCCTGCTGCACAAGCTGCTGCGCGCGTAGATTGATCTCGGCCTGCGAGGTCGCCTCCCGAATATCGAGGTCCCTACCCTGTAGGCGAGACTGCTCCTGTAGCCTCCGGGCCTCGAGTTGCAGTTGCTGGCCAGAGAGACCGAACTGGCGAGCGAACTGGCTCTCCTGCTGACCCAGCTCCTGCTGGAACTGGCTACCTGACTGCTCGAGCACCGCGTACCGGTACGCATCGTCGCGGTTCATGCCGGTCATCTCCAGCTCCTGCTGGCGGGCCTGGAGCCCGAGCTGGCCTGCGGCCTGCACGTCCTGCGAGTAGGTGTTCGCCATCTCGCGCACGAGATCGAACATGCGCTGGTCCTTCGTGCGCTGGAGCTGCGTCAGGAAGTCGCCGCGTCCCTGACCCTCGACGGAGGAGCCGACCAGCCCGCGCGACGAGTAGAACTCGTCCATGTCGGCAACCCCGCGCTCGCGCGAGAAGTCGGACTCCTGGTTGATGATGTCGACCCCCTGCCGGATCATGTCGTTCGACCAGCGCGACGGGTTCGCCATCTGCTGGCTCGCGAACGTACTGACGTCGGGGCCGGGCAGGCTGGTTGTACTGGGCGGCGCTAGGGTCGAGGTATTCGACGAGGTCCTGGGCGGCGCCAAGCCAACGTCGAACTTGGGCTTGGGCGGCGCCAACAACGACGTGCTGTCACGCTCGTACGAGGCGCTGTCAGGAAGTTCCATCTGCGGCCCCAGGAAGGGGGGGGGCAGCCTGAACGACGTGCTGTCACGCTCGTCCGTGTTGAGCATGTCGAGCGAGGACGGCGGCCTGATCGTCGGAGTGGAGAGTTGCATTAGGTCCGGCATGGTCAGCCTCCCACCTTCCACCACTCGGTCCCGTCGGACACGAGTCGGATGTAGTTGTATTGGGCCGCGAGCGATGCGGTCGCGGCGTCGTCGATGGTCTCAGCCCCGTCGCCGTCGACCGTCACCACGTTCGCGCTCGCGTCGATCTTCTTGACGGTGACCTCACGGTACGCCAGCCGCACTGGAGGTAACGTCACGGTCACAGCCCCACCCACCGCGTTCACGAGTACATGGCTGTGTCCGATCTCCAACGTCTCGCTCGCGGTGATCGTGCGGATGAACGGCCCGATGCCGGGCACGATCTGGTCCCACGTCACGCGCTGACGAAGCGGGACTCCGATCTGCGGTAGGGCGGAGACGGCGGTGTTCACAGCTGGTCGTCCATGAGCGCAGCCACCATCTCCATGCCGCTGATACGAGCGTCGTCGGTGGTTATCGCCTCGATCTGTAGGATGCGCCCCTTGCCACCGACACGCGCGACTTGCTCCTCTGGGGAGAGGTCCGACGCAGCACTGAATGAGAGTACGTGGTCATCGCCGACATCACCGTCCGTGATCGCACGAACCGTGATGCTGGCCGACGCGCCCTGCGAGCTGTTGACCGTGATGCGCTTTGCCTTCTTCCGCGTGAACTGGTCGCCGAACATCAGCGGGCGCGTGCGCGCTGACATGAGGATGTCCTCCCCGCCAGCGCCCGTCGAGTCGACGTTGTCGCCGTCTTTGTCGTACTCCAGTTTGCGGATAAACCCGTCGTACCCGCCGGCCCACGGCGCAGACACGTCCAGGTCGTGGTCCGCGATGAAGAGCGAGGCGTAGTCGTGGTTGGCCGTGTGTAGCTCCAGGTATCCTTCCGCGGTCACGGACACGTACAGTCCCGTGGCGCCCGGCGAGTCCGCCAGCGACAGGTAGCCATCCTCGACTAGGGCCAGGAGCCTAGCCGTGCCGGTGATGAACTCGAGGTAGCCCGTGTCAGCGTGGATCGTGTACCCGGCGGCCAGCGTGTGGTCAAGGAGCCACGACGCGCCCGGCTGCTCCGCCGAGGGCGGGCGATACACGAACGTTTTCGTGTTCTGCGCGACGGCGCACGGCACGCTACACCAGTAGAGCTGGGGACGTGTCCACCAGAACGCGGTCGCAAGCCCAGGGGCAGCTTGCAGGAAGTCCCACGAGATCGCGGTGTCTATGAAGTCCTGTTGCTGCCTAGAGATCGAGACGACGGCGCCGCCAAGGAAGTACGCCTCGAACCCGCGCTCCGAGAGCCACGCCACGCCCTGGTCACCGACGGGCGCGAGTGAGCGCGAGGCCGCCAGCCCGAACGACCGGGTCAGGCCGCGCGCGCCCGTCTCCACCTGAAGCGTCTGGTAGCCGAACCCCTCGATGTAACCCACGCTCTTGCGCTTGAACACGAGCAGGACCGACCCGATCACGAACAGGCCGCGCACGTCCGTATCGCCGTCGTGCGTCGTCGCGCGCACGCTCCACCCGCCGGCCGTGGCGCCGTACCCGTTGTCGATGTCATTGACCTTCGACGCCGTCACGGTGACGCCGTTGCCGCCCGCCGCTACCAGACGCTCGCCGAGCACCTCGAGGCTGCTTGTGCCAGAGGGGATGTTCGAGATCGTGCCCCACGCCACGCCGTTCCACTGGTAGGAGTTGGCGCCGCCGTTCGCGCAGCAGAGCACGTTCGCCGAGCCCTCGCGAATGATCTTCAGGCTCCACCAGTCCTCACGGAGACCGGAGGCGCCCTCGGTCCACGTCGCGCCCACGTCGGTCGAGTAGTACATCTTGTCGCCAGCGAACACGACGAGCTGCTGCGCCCCGGCCGCGGTATAGAACTCAATCCCACCGTAGATCGTGGCGCCCGAATTGAGGGCGGTTGAGTGCGACCGGCGCGAGCCGTCCCTGCGCTCGATCGCGTTGCCGTGCGCGCTGATGTGGCCGTTCACGAGACGCGCCAGCTCGTCGCCCAGGTACTCCGTGGGCGCACGCGCGTCGTTGACGCCTCGTGCGAAACTGACGGCCGACTCGCGCAGTAGGCGCACGGAACTAAACGCTCGCCTTGAGTGCGGCCAGCTCGACCTTCGGCGCGTCTTTCACGCGCGCGAACAGAGCCAGGAAGTCCTCAGTCGCGTACCCGGTCACGGCCGGCAGGAACTTCTTCAGGCGCTCGGTTAGGAACCTGTGCTCGGCCTCTTCGAGCAGGATCTCGACCGGGCCCTGCGCCTCGTAGTCCGGGTAGATGGTCAGCCCCTCCATCTCGCGCCGCCGCTGCTCTGCGCTCAGGTCCTTCGCGCACCCGACGCTCTTCAGCTTGCGGTTCACGGCGGCCTGCTGCTCGGCCTCCTCGAAGTCTTTGGAGGCGATGCCGTTCACGGCCGGCCACACGAAGTTGTTGTACTCGCTCGGGCTCATCTCCAGCTTTCTCACAACGCACCTCCTCTGTTGTCTGCGAAAGCGCCTACCGGCGCCCATCGCACGGCGGGTTGTAGTTGATGGAATCAGTCACCACCACACTGTCACTCAGGCTCACGTAGATCACCACACTCGGGCAGGGTTTGGAATGGGCCGCGTCATGCTGTAAACAGCCCGAGGGCGACACACGCCGCGTGGACGCCGGCGGCAGTTACGGGTACGCCAGCCTGTTGCGCGATGGGTGCCGTACCATAGAAGCCTACGGTTGTCCCGTCGTGATTGAGCGCGCCATCTAATTCAACGTCGCTGCTAAACTTCAAGTTGCCCGCCGAGTGCGTGATCGTAGCATTGCCGTTGTTGAAGTTGATGACGCCGCCGGACGCCAAGAACAGATCGGAGAACTTGTACGTGCCTGTGCCAAGGGTGATGCCGTCGTCGGCGAAGGGGTAAAATGCTGTAGTGCTGACGGCCACGCGCCAATCATTACCCGACCCCAGGTACACGGGACCGTACTCAGCGAGGAGGCCGAGGTAGTCACCTGAATCACCAGACTGGATGTACGCACGCCGCGTCCCGTTCTGGTAGAACCCGATGAACGGATTGCCTGTGGCCGAGGCGTGGTTGATGCGGAGCTGCTCGTCGGCGGACGAGCCAACGATGCTCACGAGCGACGCACTGACCGTCACTCGCGCAGCCCCACCCACCGCGAGCCCGATCTCGTTCGCGCCGATCCGGTACATCCCCGAGTCTTTGTCCGACTCGAATGAGTAGGCCGGCGTGCCTACCGCGCCGTTCGCCGCCTGGATCTGCCCGTCCTTGTTGATCCGCAGCACGCGAGCGGCAGACGACGGGCCGTTCCAGACCTCGACGATCGTCTGGTCCGAGGTCGTCTCGGCAGCAGCGAACCCAAGGATGTGCGGCTGGCCGGCGATCGGCTGGAGCGCCTTGACGCCGAACGCGAAACTCACAGCGAGAGCACCACGCCAATCTCGCGCGCGGCGCCTTCCGCCCCGTTCGAGACCAGCTTGATGTAGGGCCACTGGATAACCGCGTCGAGTTCCTCACCGGTCAGCGACGCGCGGTCACCTGCAGCTGCGGCAAGTGACACCGCGTTGCCGTCCCGGTCCTCGATCGCGGCGAACGTGCCGGTCGCAGTCGCGCATCCGTGGACCGCGACCGCCGTGCCAGTGAACGTGGCGGGCATCTGCAACGCGATCCCAGAAGCTGGGTGGACGCGCACCACGCTCGAGGTCGTCCCCCCGCTCGCGATCGTGGCGGGGCAAGTCCAAGTCCTGGGCATCTCAGCCTCCTAGAAGTGCGAACAGAATGATGATGTACCTGCGTAGGCGACGGCGGCGCGCGGCGGTGGAGCCGGCCGAGTCCGCCCCGAAGTCGAAGGCGTCGGAATCGAGGGCCGAGGTGTCGAATGCGTCGGAGTCAAAGGCGGCCATTCGACGCCACGATGCCAACAGCCGGCCTGGGCGAGCTTCGCGATCGTCTTGAGTGCGCTCACACGATCCAGTGCCCCGTCGGTTGGTGGCCGCGCACCTTCCGTGCTCTGCGCGTGAGCCGCCCGCGCCGGAACGCCTCGCGCTGACAGCCGGCCAGGTGATCCCTGATCGCCTGCTTCTGCTCCCCCCCTCCCGCGAACCACGCCTGGTTGGCCGCGTAGTCCGCCGCGTAGGCGGGGATCAGGTTCCGGTCGTCCGCCCTCATCTCGGCAGCGGTCGAGTCGACGAGCACGTCCATGCGCCGGTAGTATTTCGGCACGAGCGAGGACGGCACCGCCGCCCCACGAGCGTAGCGCACTCGATGCACGCTCGTGGCTGGGGTCGCCTCGTACTCGACCCAGTAGTAGTTGCCCGTGACCTTACGCTGGTCGTCGGGATGGATCTCGCGGCCCCACTCGAGTCCGCTCGGGTACGTGAGCCCGCTCTTGCCCTGGTCGGGGTCGGAGTCGAGCCGGAGGAACTCACTCGGTAGGCTCGAATAACGGTCGGGGTCCGAGCCGGTGACGGTGAGCGTGGAGCCGGTGGTCAGCCAGATGGCGCCCTGGCCGATCCCGATCAGGTAGAGCTGCGCGCGTGCCGCCCCGACGTCGAGCGCCTCGTAGGCGCCCTCGAGCGTCGTCGAGTCGTGCTCGATCATGTCCTCGTCGGTCGAGTCAGCGTCGACGAGGCGGAAGTACTCGCGCAGGATGGATGCCCGATCGGTCAGTAGGCTCACTTGCTGCGACCCCTCCTCTTCGGCTTCTCAGCGGTGGCGACCGGGGCCGTGTCCTCGCGCTCGAGGTCGGGCATCGAGGTCATCTCCTCCTCGATCTCGTCCATGACCTTCGCGACCGCCTCCTCGGTGATCGACGACTCAACCTGATCGGGCTCCTCGCCCGGCTCCGCCAGGTCGGCCTTGATCCGGGCGATCAGCTGCGCGGGCGTGAGCCCGGCCTTGACCGCCTCCGCGACGAACCCGCGGAAGAAGTCCTGCTCGCGCTCCTGCCGTGCGACTGCCTCGAGTTCCTCGGGGGTCGACTCGAAGTTGTATACCTTCCTGACGTGCCGGCCGGGCGTCTCGAGCAGCACGAACCTGCGCGTCGTGAACTGCTCGTTCCGCACCAGGATCGGGTAGATCGGCTCGCCGGCCGTGTTCTTCTTCCAGACCTCTTGGCCGGTGACGGGGTCGATCTTCACGCGCTTCGCGGCCTTCGATGCGGCGACGTCGAGCACGTGCTCCGTGTAGATGATCTTGTCGTTGTGTGCCGACCCCGGCTCGCGAAAGACGCCCTCGACCTTCGACTTGCGGGGTGGCTTGAGGCCGAGTGGTGGGAGCGTCGGCCTGTCCAGTACCGCTGCACGCATGGGTTACTCCTGGGTTACTTCATGGGTGGGTTTGGCGTGACTGCCGAACTCGATCCCCACGCCAAGGAAGGGGATCTTCATCCTCGACCTACGGATATCACGCGCACGGGCGCCTGCGTTGTCCATCGCGCTCGCGCGGCGGCGCTCATTGGCCGTCTCGTGCTTCTTCGTCTGCTGCTCCTTCGCGTCTGCGGGCGAGGTGAACTGCCCGCGGCCGGAGAGGATGTTGCCCTTGTCCAGCCTCGCGATGATGCCCTCAACGCCGAGCTCGTCCAGCTCGTAGGCGTAGTTGCCTGCGATGATCTGGTTCGTGATCCGGTGCCTACGCGCGCGGGCGGGTGAGCGGCGAGCCCACTCCTGGGCTGTCCAGTAGTCGTGCAGCAGGACTGGCTCCCCGTCGTCTGGGCCTGCCTGCCTGGGGTCGCCCACCCGGTACGAGAGGATCACCGCCCAGCAGTTCATGGGGGCGGGCATCCAGCGGAGCGTCGCGTGGCCGCCGTGCGCTCTGGCCCAGTTCTCGACCGCATCCGCGTAGTCGGGCGGGACAAGCCTTGTGCCCGTCCTCCCGATCTTGACCCGCTGCCTGACGCCCGCCTCGAGCACCGCTACCTCCTGATGTCTAAGCCCCTGGGCGCCTTTGACAGCACCCAGAGGTGGTAAACCGCCTTCCCGTCGACCAACGCCCCGGCCGGCGGGAAGCACTGCACCGCCCACCGACCGGGGTACGTCTCCTGGAACTTCTCCCACACCTCGCGCCAGCTGAGTGCTCTGTAGCCTGGCTCGTAGATTTCGATCTGCAGCGCTGGCCCAAGATCCGTATCGACGAGTTCGTCGCGCGCATCGAGGACTAGGCTCACAGGCGCGCCCGCATGTACGTTGCGATGCGCTCCACCTCCGCCAGAGTCGCGTCGCCCTTCAGGATATTCGCCCTGTAGTAGTACGAACGCATGTCGGCGTCACGCATCTTGTCGCGGTTAGCCTCACACCACCGCTGCTCGCGCTCCAGGGCCAAGTCGATATTCTCAGCCCTGAGCTGGTTACGACGTTCCTGACGACACGCCTTGCAGCGTGCCTGGTAGCCGAGCCGCCCGCCCCCCCGCCTTTCGAACGAGGAGACGGGCTTCCTGGCCTTGCACTTCGTACAGGTCTTATCGACCTCCACGGAGTGGTTAGTCATCGACACTCGCAACCCCGATGACGCCGCCCGACTCGGCCGCCAGCTCGATGTTCTCGCACCGGAACCGCGCGACGCCGTCGCCCACGAGGGCAGCGGCGAGCGTGGCATGGTTCGAGTACACGAGGCAGTCGACCGCGACGCCGGTCGAGTTGGTGATCAGCTCGTAGCCGGGCTCGGCAGCGTCGGTGATGAAGAGGCAGCGCTCGATCCTGATGCCCGTCGAGAGCGTCGTGATGCCGTTGATCGGCGCGACCAGCGCAGTGCCGGCCATGTCGAAGAAGCACCACTCATCCATCGTGCCGAAGATGTGGATGTCGTCCGACGCGCCGGTCAGGCTGATCGAGGCGACCGACCCAGCTGCCGAGGCGTGCTGGCGGTGCTTCATGCGGCTGATCTTCGTGCGGTCGCAGCCTGCCTTGATGTCGATCGCGAGCACGAACTCGTCCACGCCCGCGCCGTCCTCGCCAGGCAGCACCTCGATCTTGTCGAGGTGCGTGTCGGTCACGCCCGCGTTCACGTCGATCCCGATCGTCACGATCGTCACCGACGGGAGCAGCCGGATGTTGCTGATGAACATGCCGCTCGCCGTGATGTCGATCGAGGCGTTCGCGTGGTCGAAATCGATCCGGGGCGTCAGCGAACGCTCGCCGAGCCCAATGATCGAGACGCCCGCCTTGTTCCATGTCAGCTGCGCGTTGCCGATGCCCTCGTTGTGGCCCGGTAGCAGGTAGATCACGTCCTGCGTCGTGCCTGAGCACTTCTCGAGCGCCTCCGCGATCGTCGAGAGTGGACGATCTTTCGCGGTGCCCGGATAGCGGCTCGAGCCGGTCACTGAGCTCACGAAGTACACGCTCCCCACGAGTGGTCCGTGCAGGTACGCGAACAGCTCGTCGTTGTGCCGATGATCCTTCGTCAAGCGAAGCATCCTGTTCCTGAGTTCTGCGCTTGCCATCTGCCTGTCTCCCGCCCCGCAGGGCGCTGGGGGCCCCGCCGCAGCGACGCCCAAAGAATGTGAGTGTTTGAATCAGCACTGCTGGCACTGCTGGTACTGCTGGCCCAGTGAGGCTCGCCGCCTCACCGGGCCCCATCATCAGTACGGGCTCGGCGAGAACTGGTAATCGTCCGTCACCGTGTGGGTGATGCCAGTGATGCACCCCATCCGGTTGCGTGCCGGCGAGAACGAATTGCCGTAGTCACGCACGTACCACTCCTTGCCGTCGAAGTCGGCGATCCGCTGATACATGGAGCCGTCCTCGTCGAAGTACCCAGCCTCGACCAGCGAGACCGTGTACAAGTCTTCCGTGCAGTAGGCCGACAGCACGTCGTGCAGCTGGTAGTCGTCCACCGCGATCTCGTAGTCCGCGATGCGGATCGCTTGGTATCCGCCCTCGAACGTCTTGCCGAGACCCATCTGCTGCTGGAACCCGACCAGTGTGCGCGCGAGCGTCGAGTAGGTCGCTCCACCGCAGACCAGCGTGTGGCTGGACGACGTCACGGGGAACGTCGATTTCGCTGCGAGGATACGCAGGAACTCGGTCACCTCGATGTGGTCGAACGTGCCGCTCGCGATACGGATCGGCGTCCACCGGGGGAACGTGCCCTCGGCCACCCCAAACACGGTCGTCAGAGCCGCATCAGGATCAATGACCTGGGCCTGACCGTTGGCGGCCAGGTTGTTCTCGGACACGAAGTAGTCGGCGGTCGAGTCGTCGGTCGTCGCGGCGCAGACGATGTCGTTCGCCGCGATCGCTGCCGTCTGCTCCCAGTTCGCGGCCATCGTGACCGTGAACGTGCCAGCCGACTCGGCGAGCGACTGGACGATGCCAGCTCCTTCCGCCACACCGCCGTCGGTCGAGTGGTGCGTGAGCACCATCTCCTCGTCGAGCATGATGAACGGGTCCATGTTCGTGTGGTTGAACCCGCTCTTCGCGGTCCACACCGTCGTGCTCGAGCGCGCAGCGCAGAGGCACAGGATGCCGTCCGCTCCGCCGATCGCATGACGGATCTTCATCAGCCGGAACGCGCCCCACATCTGGTCGAGCAGGCGCTGTCCGAGGTCCGCGTAGCTGCCGGGGCCGAGCTGCGCCTTGGCCGCCACGAAGTTGTTCACCGCACGCCGCACGTACATCTGCGCGGGCGTGGTCTGCCAGTTGGCCGCATCAGCGTGCATGTGGTCCGGCAGCTGACCGCTGGTGGCCAGCGCTCCGCTTGGACGCAGCAGGTCCGTTGCACCGTTCAGGCTCTCGCCGTCGTAGCGGTAGCTGCCCTCCGGCGCGTTCTGATACATCTGGGCCGTGACCGACTCGAACCGCACACCAGGCAGCACTTCGCCCACGAAAATCTCGTGGACGAGCCCTTGGATGTTGGCGACCGCGTCGAGGTTGGCCTGTTGTGAACCGTAAGCCATCTCCTACTCCTATCTCGTTGGCTGCCCGTAGCGCCGGCCGATCTCGGCCGCGTTGCTTCGGGCGTGTTTTCGATGTTGCCCGAACTGAGCCGGCTGTCTCGCTGGCTCTGGTGCGGGTGTGGTTCCTGCGTCAGTTCCTGCGCGGATCGGCCGCGAGGTAGGTGGTAGGCCGGCCCTGCGCTTGGCACCTTCCGCAGCCTGGGCGTCCTGCTCGGCCTTGACCTTCCTGCGCTCCTCGGCCCTGATCGCGTTTTCGCGCTGCCTCGCCTCGTTCGCCCGTAGCTGCTCGATCGCGGTCCTCACGCGCGGGTCCGCCCGGTACGCGGGCTTCACCCACTCGAAGAACTCGGCCGCGCTCGGGGGCTGCTGCCGCCCGGTCGCGCCATCGCGCTGGTCGCACGCTGCGAAGTACTGCCGGATCAACTCCGGCACGCGGAAATCGATCTCACCCGCGCCGTTCCAGATGTCGAGCACCTGGGTCGCCTGCGACATGATGTCGCCCTCGATCCGCATCGCCATCCGCTGCTGATCGAACTCCCGGCTCGCCGTACCCTCCGCCTTGACGATGGTCAGCTCCTCGCGCGCCTTGAACGCGGCGAGCAGTTGGTCCGCCATCTCGTCGCCGAACCCAGGGGCCGCGCGGACCTGTTCGATCAGCGTCAGATACTTGGGATCGGTCTCGTACTTGGGGATGTCACCCGAGAGCGCTTTGTTGCGCGCCTCGAGCAGAGCCAGGTTCCGTGTCAGCTCGTCGCGCTCCGACTCGAGCTGCCTTGCCCTGATGGCAGCGTTCACGCCGTTGCGCGCTTCCTGCTCGGACTCTTTTGCTACCCGGATCGACTTGACCCCGCGATCTCTCAGCGGGTGGCCGTCGGGTAGCGGGATCTCGACAAGCTCGGGGGCCGGAGCACTCGAGCCTTCTTTCGCGGGAGCCAACGCGCCCGCATCGGGGGCCGGAGTCGCGGCCACCTTGGGTACTGCCTCTTCCTGCTTGAACTGTCCACCTGCCGGTTTCCCGTCCTCGGTGGTCGCGCCCGCCTCCTGCCGCGGCTGGCCGAGTGCGCGTTCGCGGGCCGCTTCGGCACGCTCCGTGTCGGCTGCCGCCCTGGCGGCCATACGCTCTGCTCGCTCGCGAGCACGACGAGACGCGCCCATGAGTCCGGTGCCCTGCGAGAGTTCCTTCTCCTCGGCCTTCGGCGCCTCGGGCACCGCTGCTGCTGGTGCTGCAGGCTCCGGCGTGGCCGGTGCTGCAACTACAGGTTCTGGTGCCGGAGGGGCCCCTTGGGATACCCCGGTCGCCTCGCTCATGCTGTCTTCCTCGAGAATTGTCTGTCGGCCTCAACCATGCCTTGGGCCGACGTGGTGCCGCCCTCGGCGGCTGGGTTGAACGCCTCCTGCGCGGTCGGCCGCTTACCTGCGGCCTGATCCTTCACGCCCTGCCGCGCGGCCTGACCTGCGGCCTCCTGCTGGACCGCCTGGCTCTGCTGCTGCTGCTGCTGCTGCTGGCCGGCGAGCCACATCATGTAGCGCATCTGCCGCTGGATCGCTGCACGACGAGCGACCGGATGCTCGGTCGGGTCCTGCGTGATGATCGAGAGCGTCTCGATGTTCTTCGCCATGTCGTCGTCCATCAGCACGTCTTCCTGCTGGGCGACCTCCATCTCGACGACGAGCCCGAGCTGCTGAGTGAACGGATCGCCCATCGACGGCTGCCACTTGGACTGGCCCGTCATCGGGTCCATGAACTGCTGCATCAGCTCGGCCGTCTTCTGGTCCGCCGCGTCGCGGATCATCTGGTTGACCTTGAGCGGGCGCGACTCGCGGAAATCGCGAGGGTCCTCGATCTCGTGGTAGGTCGACTGGTCCGGCCACTGCTTCTTGAACTGGCGAGCGGTCAGGATCGGCTCACCTGCCGTGTCCGTGACGCCGATCATGTTGAGCAGCTGCTGCGCGATCGCCTCGGTGTTCGTGCCGAACTTGGACACCAGTTGGAAGCGCGGAGGCGTGTCGCTCATCATCGTGTTGTTCACGTAGGAGCTTGCGAGATGCGCCAGCTCCGAGCCCGCTGCCTCGATCACCTGATCGGCCGTCATGAACGTCTTGAGCAGCCGCCAGTTCTGGACGGCCATGTCCTCGAGGTCTTCGGCCGTGCGCCCTGAGATCGGGCCCATGATCGAGTCGTCTGCGACCTGCAGCGCGATGATCGCCTTGCCGCTCCCCTGCGTCTCGCCCCTCGAGGCGGCCTGCCAGCCGGCCTTCCGGTACATCGAGTCGTAGCGCATCTGCAGCTGCGCCTGCAGCGGCGGGATGTGCGCGTTCGGGAACTGGAGCCACTGCAGCTCGGTCTGCGCGCCGCCGACGATCTGCTCAAGCTGGAAGTAGGTGTCGCCTTGCGGGCCGACCGTATCGACCTCGACCCCACCAGATCCGCCCAGCTCCGGGCGCGACGCGCGGCGCTGGTACTCCTTGAAGATCGTCTGCAGCTGGTTGATCTCGATCTGGTCCTCGTCCACATCGGCCAGGTACGGCTTGCCGTATGGGTCGTCGAACCTGTGATGCGAGTAGGTGTCGATCGCTGAGAACAAGCCGCCAGGTAGCGGGCCCGACCAGAGGTGGACCGCCCGACCCTGCGCGCTCCGCGCGTCCTCAGGGTTCGTGGTCGCCGAGTCCTGGATCGCGATGATGCAGAGCGAGTTCTCGGGATACATCGGGTCGACGCCGGCCAGCACCTCGTCGTAGATCAGCGCGATCAGCTCCTCGTGCCCGTCCGACGCGACCATCTCCGCGTTGCCGTGCTTCCGGTGCCCGAGCCGGGTCCACTTCCTGACCGCGCGCTGGAACGATGCGGCCGAAGGCAGTCGCGTCGATCCGCGTAGGTCGGGCCGCCCGAATATCTGGCGCACCATGTCGGCGGGCAGTGAGCGGCCCCACGTCCTGCGGTGCGTACTCCCACGCACGGCGCCGCCGTTCTTCACGTGGTCGAACGGGTTGCCGACGAACGAGTCGATGCTGATCGGCGCGCCCCTGGTCGCGACCGCCTCGTAGTCGTTGTTGTGCTCGCGGACCATCGAGTGGATCGGGCAGGAGCCGAACACCGCGGCGAACGCCTTCGCCTGCGCCATCAGCGAGTTCCACTTCTGCACCTTCGCCTGCGCGTTGATCAGCGCCTGATCGATGATCGCGGACTGGCGGCTCTTCTTGTCGCGCTTCGCGTCGACCACGAACCGATAGGGCTGGCTCGTCAGGTGCGCGATGAAGTTGTCCAGAATCGGGCTCATCTGGTTGTCCTGCGTCGGACTGAACCCGTTGAGCGATGGCATCATCGAGAGCCGCTGCCCGTCGATGATGTCGTACCACTGGGAGAGCCCTTCGCCATCGACGTGCAGCATGTACTTCTCTGCGGTCAGGATGCGGAGGCGGAGCGAGTCGAGCCCTTTCGTGTGGAAGTCGAGGGTTCGCTTTGCCTTACGCTGAAGCTCGACCTCGCCGCCTTGGGTCTGGTCGGACGCCGGGCTTGGTACGCCGGGCGGAGTCTCAGGAAAGGGTATGTCCGCCACGCGCCGAAAGATGCGCGGGCCGCGCGAGCGCGCGTAATCGCCCTAAGTGGCTAGCCGTGGCGCCCGAGGATAGCGCGGCCGATGTACTCGGTGTACGCGGGTGGGACTGACTCACGGAGCCCGTCCCAGTCCATCCAGTCGATGCCCATAGCGGCGGCACCTTCCGCGAGGCTCCGTACCGCGCGGTGCTCGGTGCCATCGGCGCGGGTCCATTGGCGTCATCCGGGAGACGGTTCCCGGAAAAACAGAGCGGCGGCTCTGGGATGAGTTCCCTGGAGAGGACTCCCGGAGCCGCCGCCTAATCAGGGGCCGACCATGAAAGACTAGTCGCCCTTAGAAGGGGCGAGGGGGGCGGGAAACCGCCCCCCGATGGCCCCGTTCTGCATCCAAAGTTAACGGCCTAAGCCGTTGGGAGCAACGACCATGAGTGAGATCGACTACGCTGCGGTGCTCGTCGACAAGCGGCTTCAGGTGACGGCCGATCTTGCCGTAGTTGGGGACGCCCCCGAACGCAGCTCTCCACCGATCGCCAGCGCGGGTGGTCCAGCCCGGCTGCTCTTGCTTGCACTGCTTTCGAGGAAGTCTCGTCTCGGTCGCTGCGCGATTGCGAGCAATACTTGGAGAGGTCTCTAAAGAGGTAATGGGACGCTCCGTCCGCACCTCAGTACCTCCATCGTCCGCACGCCGACAATTGAGGTCGGGACGCTCCGTCCGCACCTCAGCGAGTCTTGGTCCGGACGCTCCGTCCGCACCTTTCGGGACGTGCAGCGTGTAGGTCATGCGTCGCCACCCCCGCCCCGAGCCGGCCACAGTACGCTCGATCCAGCCGTCGGCCTCGGCCTTGCGCAGATGCTCCTCCACGCGGCGTCGTGACATGCCCGTGGCGCGGGCCAGCGTGTCAGTCGACGGGAAGATCTCGTTGCCGTGCTCATCGCCGTATCCGGCGAGCACGTTGAGCACGTGCCGTCGTGCGAACGTCGGGCCCGCTTCTGAGAGCAGCACCTTCCGCCACTGAAAGAGCCATGGGCTCTCACGTTTCTGGACTCGTCCCACCGTTCCCCCCTACACGAGGGCGAGGGGTGAGCGGGCCCGGTGGTAGCCCATCGAACAGCCACCCGCTCCGCAGAACAAGTCCAGGACTGTGGCCATCCTAGCCCTTCAGCTTGGTCCAGTACAGCTCGACGAGCGCGGAGCGGAGCGGAAGCTCCGTATCGAGGCGAGCGTAGACCAGCCGCGCGTGCGTCCTGACCGTGTGCTTGCTGATCTTCAGGCGCTTCGCGATCTGCACGTAGGTGCGGCCCTCGCCGACCATCTCGACGATCGTGCGCTGGCGGGGGGTGAGGGGGATCATGGGGTCACTGAGAACGTGAACACCCGCGCGCCGTCGTAGACGTGGGTCGTGAACATCTGCGCCGTGATGGAGTCCCATCTCACCGTCGGCACGATCTGGCCGACATATTCGCCGCGTGCGTGATCGTCACGTCGCCGCTATTGAAGTTGATGACGCCACCGGACGCCAAGAGGAGTAGCCCACTCAACTCCGACGTCATCACTACTGGGGTGTACCCCGAGAGATCCGCGCCCGGCACGACCACCGGCCGCGGCGCCAGCCGGTCGAGCGTCTCGAGGATCTCGTCGCCGAGCGCGACCCCACACGCAGCCCCGAACATCGCCTGCAGGAAGCGGCGGCGGCCCGTGGTCATGCGTGCCCGTCCAGATACTGAGGCTCACCCAGCGCCTTAATCAGCGCCCGCTCGACCTCGTTCCACGGGGCACCCGCCGCGTGCATGTCCCGAGCCTGCGCCTCGTACATATCCTCCATCGCACGAGACTGGAGCCGCCCTCGGTAGAGTCGCTCGATGTGCGCCGGCACGGTCACGGGCTTCTGCAGCTCGAGCCGCTTCGGAGGGGCGGGCACCTCACGGAGCCCGGTCTCCGCCCGGCGGATGCGCGTGAGCGAGTCGGTCAGCGAGACGTTCTGCGCCCGCAGGATGTCGCGCTCGGACACGACCGCGTCATACGCGAGGCGTGAGACCCAGGGCCAAATCATGCCTTACGCCTCATCGCCCGCAGGTCGATGTAGATCGAGGTGACGGAGAACCAGATGCCGCCCAGCGCCAGGAGGCCCAGGTACACGCCGAGCAGGCGGAGCAGGACGTCGCCGAGCGTCACCGCGAGACGACCTCGATGCGGGGAGGCGGAGGTTCCGCCGTGACTCGTGATTGCGGACCCGCGTCGTCGCCGATCGCAGGGACCTCCCCGCCCGAGTTCTCTTGCAGCGTGCTTGACTCGACCCGGTAGAACCGGACGCCCTTCGAGTCGAGCCAACGTAGCAGTAGCGCCCACCGCACCGCCAGCTTCACGCGCCAGCGCCGCCAGAAAGGCCTCTCCTGGAACTCGATCCAGCGCTCCACGCTGTCCAGCCGAGCAGCGAGCGGGAGCAGCTGCCTGTCCTGCCACATCGCGATCATCGCGACCACGTCCTGGCGGGTCGTCAGCTTGCCCGCGAAGTGCTTCGAGCCCTCCTGATGCCGCTCGACCGTGCGCTCGAAGCGGGCCTTCTGTGCGCGCGACATCTGCTCGAGGTACGAGTTGCGTGCCTCCTCGGGCAGGCGCTCCCAGCGCGCAGCGAGCGCGTTCATCTCCTCGTTCGTCATCGCGAGGTGCTTCGGGTCGGTCATGGGCGGTATCCTCGCAGCGCAGCCGCGATGATCGGATCAGGGTGAATCAGATCCTTCGTGACCCTGATGTACGGAGAGAACGGCAAGCGGTCCCTGGAAGCTCATGCGACCTGCTCCCGCTTCATCCGCTCGCGCATCGCCTTCTGCATTTTCGCGTATCCGTCGTCGAGGTTGGGGTTCTTCCGCTTCGGTGGCACAGGAGCCTTCTTCGCTGGCCGGAAGTGGCTCATCGCCAGGTAGCGTAGTGCCGCGCAGCAGTCCGCGCCATCCGCCGTGTCGTCGACCGGGTCGTCGCTCTGCACCTTGCCGTCCTGGGTCGGCTTCTCGTAGCGCCACTGCCCGATCTCGTAGAGCAGTCTCGAGCCTGCAGCGGGCTGGCCGTCGGACGATGCGTCCTGCCCGCGGTACCAGACGCTCTCGTCGTCGACCGTGCGCGAGATGAGCAGTGCGCCGCGTGCGAAGAGGTCGTTGAGCAGCGTGACGCCGGTCCTGCGCGCTTTCGATTCAGCCTTGACCGCACGGCAGCGGTAGGGCGAGCCGATGCGCTTGAGCGCTGCGTTCAGCTCGTTGATGTCGGTCGGGTTCGCGCAGTCGGACCAGATGCGCGTCTCCTCGGGCGCGCCCCACGCGGCGAGGTGCTCATGCACATGCCGGGCCCTGACTTCGAGCGTCTGCTTCTGGCTGAAATACTCCTTCACGATGTGCAGCCGGCCCGCGTGGTCGACCATCCCGTGCAGGAACGCGAATCGCCAGTAGCTGAAATCGAGCCCGCAGACGTGCGTCCAGCCCCTGCCCGTGCGCCCTGCCCTGTTCGCCTCCTCCGCGTCCGCGAGCCCGAAGGACTCAAGGTTCTTCTTCGGGTCGTAGGCGGAGAGCGCGAGCCCAGTCGGCCGCGCGAACTTGCCATCGAGCCGTGCAGCGAGCTGGGACGGGTCGTGCGCGAACTGGCGGCGGGTCGCGGCGACCATCTCGGCGTCGATCGCGGGGTTGTCCATCAGCCCGGCGTGCGAGCACCAGAACTCGGGCTCGGTCCCTCGGCGCCAGCTCTCGTAGACGCGGTGGAAGAGCCAGGTCAGGCCCAGCAGCGGAGTCGCGGTCGTGAGCGTGCGCCCACCGAACCGGAGCAGGCGCGGCTGGATCTCGTCCCACACCTGCTCGGGATGCTCCTCGTCGAGCCAGACGAAGTGGACCTTCGCGGATTGGTAGGACCGCCGCCCCTGCTGCACGCTCTTTCCGACGATGCGCGCGACCGATCCATCGTCCGCGCGAACCAGGATCGTGCGCCGGCCGGGCGTCGAGCGGAACGGCTCGGGCGCGCTGATGATGCGGTCCTGCGGCAGCCAGGTGAGCAGCTCAGGCAGCAGGATCTGCTCCCACAGCTCCCAGGTCAGCGCCGACGCCCACACCACAGCCGGGCCCTGCGGCTTGATCGTCGGATGCCTCTTGAGCGCGACGAGGTCGCACTCGACCGCACCGAGCGTGGTCTTGCCGACCTGGTTGCCCCAGAACAGGAAGCGATGCCTGACGTCCTCGTGCAGCGCCTCGAGCTGTTTCACGTGCAACTCGCCCGGTATCACGTCGCCGATCTGCGAGTGCTCGTACTCCCAGAATCGTTCGGTGAACTTCTCGTCGAGTAGGCGCGCGATCGGGTCGATGTCGGTCTCGTTCCTGAGCATGAGCGCGGGCTCGAGTTCGGCGCGGATGATGTGCTCCTGCAGCCGCTCAGGCGAGAGGTACTCGTCGATCAGCGAGATCACCGCCACCCGCGCAGCCAGCCGTATATCTGGTCGAAGGCATCCTTGGCCCAGTCCTCGAGCTTGGCCGCCTCGTCTACCTCGGGATGCTGCGGCAGCGTGAGCGGGGCGAGACTGCCGCTGCGAACCACGAACCGACCGGAGAACGTGCGCTCGAGCGACACGTTCGGCCTTGGCGAGAGCCCGTACTCGGCATGGTAGATCAGCTGCATCACGAGTTCGCTCATGCGTGTTCCAGGCAGTACTGCACGATGCCCTGCTCCACCTGGTGGCGAGCGCAGAGGTGCAGCGTCCACACGCCGCTGTTGTGCTCCCGCCGACAGCCACAGTCAGGTGCCGGCAACCTGAGCGGCGCACGGTTGGAGCTGATGCGGCGAATGTACCTGATGCCGTTGGCGTAGTCGCTGTCGTACCCGTCGAAGAGGGGGCGGCTCACGCGCCCCGCCTCGCGATCACAGGTATCCAGCGCGCGAGGATCTCACGCAGCAGCGCCTCCCCGTTCTCCAGCGGCATCAGGACGGCGCTCACCTCGGCCGCGAGGCTACGCACGATCTCGCTGCTGATGCCGGCCGCCTGATCGGGCAGCACGCTGCGTGCGGTGAACTCGGCGTACTTGAGCAGCTCGATGTTCGTGAGGTCGCCCTTCAGCAGCTTCGCGCGGAGGATCGCCTGCGCCGATACCAGGTCCTCCTCGAGCGCGTCTAGCACCGCGTCCGTGTACCGCCTCCCCCCCTTGTTCCCTGGGTTGCCCCTTCGGAGCGCGCCACCATGCGGCTGCACGACCAACACACCGGAGTCCTCACCGGAGACTTTCGGTTCAGCCATGCTATTCACTCTGCCGGGGCTCGAGGCTACGGTGGAGGTCAGCCGAAGATGCGCTCAGTCGAGCGCCGTCGCAACTATCGCGGGCATCGTCATGCCCTGCCGGTACTGCTCCATCTCCTCGAGCAGCTGCCCGACGCTCCGCACTTCGACGAGCGCGTGCGACGCGGCTCTTGCTACCCGGTCACCCTGCGCGAGGCAGGTCTCGAGGTCAGCGAGCGTGCGCTCCGCCTCGAAGCGTTCCTCCTCGGTCACCTCGTAGGCCATCTGCCATCCCCATCCCCATGCAGCGAAGACCGACGCTGCCCAGAGCAGGGCGAGCGCGAGGTAGAGCGGCGTTCTTGAGGGCGGGCGTGGTGGTCCGATCAGCAGCTTGGGTCTCATGGCTCCCTCCCTGCGTAAGCGTGGAACTGCTCTGCGGGGTCCAGAAGGGCGAGGACGGCCGACGTATCGATGAGAGCGATGTTGTCGTACGCCGTGCGAATCATTCCGGCTCGGGCAATCCCGGAACAATCCGATACAGATGTCCGTCTATGATGCGATAGGCACCGGCCGGAAGCGGAATCGGCTCGGGCGGATGGCCCTGAAGTGCCTCCACGCCCTCAAACAAAGTCCGCTCTTCTTCGGCGGTCGAGAGCGAGATCTGGAACTCGACGAGTTCTTGCGTCGTCACGTCGTTACTCCCAGTGCTCGCGCAGCCACGCTACCTGTGCGTCCCACCGCACCAGCATTTGCTCGATGGACTCGCCGTGGGCTGGGGCGAAGCCGAACACGGCGGCGGCCTTCGTCACCCTGCGGTCGGTGTCGCGCCTCCGTCGCCTCGGCGTCCCGCTGCGCCGCTCGCTCATGGCTTCAGCGCCTCCCGTGCGCGGGCGACGAGGGCGTGGTCAGCGAAGTTCGAGTGTCGAGGTCGCTTGGGCCGACGATCTGGAACCGCCGGGCCCAAGCCTCGTTCTCCTCCTGCCGGCTGTCAAAGCTCGACCTCGCCAGCATCACACCGAGCACGTAGCAGTGCACGGACCTAGCTGCCACGAGGATCGCGCCCTTCCAGCCCGGCGTCCGCGTCCGCCGCGATCTTACAGAGCGCGAGCGCGAACGCCAACCCGATACCCGACGCGAACCCGACCACGTACCCGCTTACGAACGCCATACGTGCCTCCTCTATGGGTTTGGAATTGCCGACGACTTCAAATCGGCGTAGGCGAGACGGCGGCTCATTACCTGGTCTCGTCGAGACGTTTGTCGGCCGCGAGGCCAGTATTGTATGTCGTCACGAGCACATGCTTCGCCCCAAGCGCGACGGTGCCTCCGTGAAACTCCCTTGCCTGACGCGCCGCACCGATGAAGCGTGCCGCCGTGTACTTCTTCGACACACGCGACACGAGGCGCTTGCGATCGAGGTCTGCGTTGTGTGCCGCAACCACTTCTGCATATCCACCCAGCGTGATTTGGTGGACTGAGTCACGCGCCCTGCCCCACGTTCCTTGGATGACCAATAACGACTCGCGCAGCACGTCGATTCCCGCCTTCCTGGAGATCGCCATGCAAGTGCTGACTGCGGATACCGTCCCATCCTCTCCGCCGAGGCCCACGCGGTAACCCATGCCGGTGAGTAGATCGTAGACGGCGGACTCCTCCGGGCGCTTGGCGTATACGGCGACCAGGAAACTGTCTAGCGCCCCTGGTTTCGCGCGGGCACCGTTCATTTTTAACCAGATATCTGCCGCCTGCTGCGGGGACGTTTTCGGCAGCACAATGCACGGGACCATCTCGCCGTCGCCCCACATGCGCCGAATTGCTTCGGCGCGATGTTGGCCATCAATCACGTGGTGGATGCCGTGTCCGTTGGGGAGGGTTGTAGTCAGAGCGCCGAAGGCATCCGTGTCGAAGGCGTCCATAATCGACTTCACCCGCCTCTCATTGAGCGTGCGCTGGGCCTGGGACCACACCACACTGAGATCGCGGACGCGCACCCACTTGATCGGGTAGTCCTGCTTCGGGAACTGCGTCATACTGCCTCCATGATTTTGGCGATTAGGGCGCGCAGATCCGCGACACCCTTCTCGAGTTCAAACACCACCTCGGTCCTGCGATCCGGTGCGAGATATGGAACCTCAATCTCCGGGGCCATCGAACACGCTTGCGTGAGCGCGCCGAAAGCGCGGTCAAATGCCTCCATGCGCACGGCCTCTCGGCGACCCAACGACGGAGACTTTCCGTTGCCGTAGACCTTCTCGAACAGCGGGGCGGCGCGGCGCCATGCGGGGGTGACCTGTCGCCCCTCATTGAGTTCGTCCAGGGCCGCCCTGGCCTCCTTACGATCGCGTGCCGACAGATCGGTTCGGTGGGCCAGGTGGACGATCTTTTCCATCTGGGCGTAGAGCGCGACATGCATCCCTAGCGCGTTCGCGACGTCCATGAGCGAAGCGCCCGCTTCCCGTTGTGGGGCGTACTGGAGGACCGCCGCCTCGGGCGTCAGTTCTTTTGGTAGCGAAATCGTCTGCCCCCGTCGCTCGCGTTCGGTTGCTTGCATCTCTCTCTGCTCGCGTAATGCGGGCTCGGCCGCTTCGCGCACGGCCTTCGCGGTGGGTTTTCCATTTGTCTCAGCAACAGCCGTCTCCCACACCTCCGCCCGCCTCTCCTCGGGGACGGGTACTAGCTCGCGGGCCTGGGCTTCGTTGGTGGGCAATACAGTTGTATTGAGCGACTGCACGGCGTCCGACGCGCGGATCAATTGGTCGGCCCGGAGTCGCGTCCACCCCCACCGCTCGCGGCAATACTCCTCGAACGTCGCGTGCCCCGCGCGGTAAAGCCGCTGCTCCCGGATGATCGACAGCGCGGCGCCCACCTCCACGAACGTCTGCAACCCCCTCTCAATGATGCCCTCCAAGTCGGAGAGCTTCGTCTGCTCGGGGGCGCGGATCTCGGCGGCCTCGTCCATCGCCAAGTCGATCCACTCGCTGCGACTGCCGTAGTCTGGCGGGCTACGTTTGAGGGCCTCCAGGCGCTCCAGCACATCCCCCTCAGGCGCGCTCATCTCGCTCCCGGCCATTTGTCCTCCTCGTGAGGCATCGCCTCTTCGACGCGCAGCGTCCGGTAGTCGAACCACACCGGGATGTCCGTCGTGGGCCCGTGACGATTCTTGCCGAGCAGCAGCCAGGTCCTCGCGCCCATCGCGGAGCCGTCCTTGTCCTCGACCTTCTCGTAGCGCGAGTGGTCGATCATCATCACCTGATGGCCGTCGTTCTCGAGGCCGGACGCACCGAAGAGGCCCTGGATGCGTGGCGACTCCTGGTAGTTGCCTGACGTCCCTCGGTTGAACTGCGACAGGCCGACCGTCACGATCTTGCGCGCCTTCGCGACCTTCCGCACCGCTCGGCTGATCTGCGTCACCCGCTCCGCGACCTCTTCGCTCGCCCCTGTGCCAGCGAGCTGCATGTAGTCGACGATCACCATGCCGACCTCCAGCGCTTTCGCCCAGTGCTCGATCAGGGCAACGATGTCGTGCAGCGCTTCGAGCGGCTCCTCGGCCAGCTCGTCGTCGTTCACGATCAGCCTCGCATCCCCAACGACCTCCTGCAGGCGCTCCTGCACCCGCTCCGCGCTGGTGGGATCGAACCGCCGTCCTCGCATCATATGCGCGACAGGCTCGTCCGTTAGGATGCCGAGCAGCCTGGAGAGCAACTGCTCGGACGACATCTCGAGGTTGATGAACCCAACTGAGACACCAGCACGCACAGCCGCGGCTGCCATGTTCAGCGAGAAGATCGACTTCCCCGAGCCCGTGTTGCCCGCAAGGATCAGGTGCCACCCACGCGAGAGGCCCATCTGCCCTCCGCCGTCCATGCAGGCCCGGTTCCACGAGACCCACGGGGTGGGGATCACATCACGCCCGATCTCGACCGGCTTCGCCTGACGCCGGAAGTGGTTCTCGATCACGGAGCCCGTCAGGATGTTCCTGTGCGGGTGCAGGAACGTGGTCTCGACCGTGTCGACCGCGCTCGCCTGCGGATCGCGCTCTCTCACTGGGGCCTCCTCGACGGCTGCAGGAACCCAGGCCGACCACCGCTCCCGTTCAACGACAGCTCCTGCCACCGCTCGCCATGAATCCAGCGGTGCAGGTGGGCAACGTACTGCGGCTCGCGAGCTGCCGCCACATGCGCCCTTACTGCTGCAAGCAGGGGTGAGTGCGCGATCTTTGAGGGGACAGCCTTCTGGTATTCGGTGAAAGCTTTCGGCTTGTCACCCCTTCGTAGGCCAGCTATCCAGACCTCCTCAAATGCCTCGCTGTACGCCACGCGGCGCGACGCCGCGCCGCCACTATTCTTCTCTCTTCTATTCTTCTCTGGTGCGTCAGGTTGACGCCGGGTTGGCGTCACGGTGACGTCACCTTGGCGCCACGGCTCCAGAAAGCCATGTGCTACAAAGACTTCCAGGTCAAGCTCGGAGTCCATGTAGCACAGCTTCTGCAGCATTTTGGTGTCCGCGGGGATTGTCCCGTCGCGGTCGGCGGCCAGAATCCACATGGAGACCAACTGGCCCCTCTGGGCGTCTGTCAGGCGCACGAAGTTGGGGTCGTGGATGAGGCGCCTGTGGACCTTGATCCAGGGGGGCGGATCGCGGTCGGTACGGTACGACTGCCACACGTTCCAGTTCCGCACGCGGACAAGCTCCTCTTTCATGGCTCGACCACCGGGACGTTCTCCCAGCCGAGCGGTAGGCCGCGGGGCTTGAGGCCCTCGCGGAGGGCGGCCTGGACGTCTTTGGGGAGCCCTGGGCGCGACGCCAGGTCGCGGAGGATGTCGCTGATGCGACGGGGCTGCTGGGCCATCTTCACCTCCCGGAACGAGAACTGGCGAGCGGCGGGGAGGTGGCCGGTTCCGGCGACCCCCTGCACCGACGACGCGGCCCCGATTGCAGGTCGGGCCCGCCGCCGCCACCCATCAAGTTGAGCTTGGGCCCTCATGGCCGCAAGCCTGAGAACATCCCCAGCTGACCCGCGTCCTCGAGTTCCACGTCGGTCACGCGCGGGACGACCAGCGTGTACCGCGCCCACCGCTTGCCGTTCTCCTTCACGATCTCGACGTCGAACTTCCAGCCGTAGTCCTTCTCCAGCTCCTCGATGCGTGCGGCGAGCCTCATGCAGCCGAACGCGCGCAGCGCTTCGAGCGGCGTGATCGACCCGTGTATCCTGGAGTAGGAGAGCACGGAGGCGAGCTGTGTCCCGTCCTTGGGCTCAATCATTACTCTGCCCTCCTCGTAACCTTTCGCATCCAGTCCCACATCGCGCGAACCTCGCCCCACTTGCCGGCCAGCACATCCTGGCGGATACGCTGTTCGTCGGCCTCATCGATGCAGCCGTTCAGACGCGCCAGCTTCAGGTCGGCGTCGAGCGCCTCGACCTCGTCGAACGTGAGCGCGTCCTTGGGCAGCTTCGAGCCGAGCGCGAGCGACGCGAGCAGCTGCGCCCTGAGCCCGCCGTCCTCGACCCAGACCCCGTTCTCGGAGATCATCTCGAGGTGCTTCTCGGCCTTCGCGAAGTCCCTACCGAACTGCTCCAGGCAGTCCCTGAGCGCCTTGATGAAGAGGTCGTTCCTGTACTGCCGCTCGACGAGCGTCGGGATCTTCGGGTGGACGCTGTAGGAGACCACGTCGCACCAGTCGCGCTCGCAGATGTAGAGCAGGCCCTGCACCTGCGTCTTCTTGGCGATCGGGTCCAGCTTGAGCGCACGGCCGACCTGACCCTTCGGGGCGAGGCACTTGATCTCCACGATCCCATCCTTCCCCACGAGCGCGTCAGGGCTGCCGCCCGCTGAGTGGTCGTCCAGCTCCACGAACGCGACCCGCTCCAGCTCGACCTCGCGGAAGAACTCGTAGAACGAGTACGCCTCGCGCTCGAGGATCTGGCCGCGCTGCGTGTAGTCGGTGAACGCACGGCCAGGCACATCGACATCCCACCGCGAGGAGGGATCGAACGGCTTGAGCGGCGCATCCAGCAGCTTCTCCGCCAACAGCTCGGCGATGTACTCGTAGGCTGCCTTCGAGTACTGGAGCGTCTCGTTGGTCATGACCCGGTGGAACTCGGACGCTGTCGGTTTCCCGAGCCGCAGCTGGAACCAGTCTGCGGTCCCCTGTTTGATCTCGTTGCCTAGGTCGTTCAGCTTGTGGACGATCATCTGGCGGCCCTCTTCGCTTCGATCATGCGGAGCGCGGTCGGGTAGAGCGAGCGGTCCAGCTCCGCGAACGCGGACACCCCGAGCAGCGCGAGCAGCTTCGTGAGCGCCGCCTCGGACAGGTTCACCTCGTCGGCGAGCACCGCGAGGTGGCCCGCCTCCTCCCCGGTCAGCTTCTCGCTGGCCGTCCCAGCCTGCCCGTCAACGTCCTCGTCGGTCGAGACGAGCCCCAGCACCCCCGTGAGCGTCACGCGCCGCCCGTAGCTCACTGAGGAGTTCTTCGTCTGCATCGGCGACTGGCCGGCCGCCTTCTCGGGCACCGGCATGACCACCGAGGAATGCCGCTTCGCGCCCAGCACGTGGTAGAGCGAGCACGTGATCTCGACCTCGCCCTCGCGGTCCTGCTGCGTCCAGCCGAACGACAGGCCGCACGACTGGAGCGTCGGCCTGATGATCGGCACGAGCGTCTCGAGCCGCGTGTAGCGCACCGCGACCTTCCGCCCGTTCCTGGTCACCTGCAGGTGCCCGATCTCGGCGTCCTTCGGGATCGGCGGGCACTCGGCGTGGAACTTCGCGAGCGCCCGGTCCATCGCCTGCTCCGCCTGCACCACCAGCATCCGCTCCTGCAGCGAGACCAACCGCTCCAGAGCGGCCACCCCACCCTCACCCTGCCCGAGCGCCATCTCCATCAGACGCCCCACATCCGGTCCTGCGTGCTGCACAACCTCCGCCTCGACGACGGGCACGATCTGGCCCTTGGCGCCCATGGCGACCTCCTCCGTTCAGTTTTCCAAGGCTGTCTCGTAGCGCCGCCACATCGCCTCGGTTGCTGCGGCAGCGTCCTCCCATTGCTCGTAGATTCTGCGGCCCCCAATCAGCAGGCCGCCGTGCGTACTCATCACCCACTGGAGCAGCGACAGCTTACCCGCCGAGTGGTACCGCCTGTGGCACCGCTCGCAGAGTGGCGTGACCCAGATGTACTTCGCCTTCTTCCCCGTGCCGTCCGCGATGACGTGGTGGTTGTGCGACGGCGAGGCGAAGGTGGGCAGGCGCCCGCACACGCAGCAGGGCTGCCGCTGCACGTAGGATACGCGCAGCCGCGAGCAGTACTTATAGGAGTACCTCTCGGCTGGGGACATCACGACCCGAGCTGTGCGTCCAGCCACGACCGCTCGACCCCAAGCTCCTTGGCGAGGATGTTCCGCAGCCGGTCGTGGGGCCAGTCGGAGCTGCCGTTGACGAGGCTCGAGAACGCCTTCAGGTCGACGACCTGGTGCCGGCGGGCGATCTGCCGCCAGGTCTGGCCGGTCTGATCGAGCCAACAGCGAACCGCCACCGGGAAGGTAAGTCCAATGCCTACAAGGGTTTGCACCCCTACAACCGCCTTCTTCGCCAAGCGTGCCTCCTTGCTAGGGGGGGGTCCTGACCACCCCTACTCTAGTGCCCACCTACCCCCTTGTGCAATCCCAACCAGGGTGTTTAATTCATGGCGTAGGGCAGGACCGAAGGAAAAGCCAGCAGGACGCTCCTCGGGTGGCTCCGAGCAGGCTCGCTCCGCGAATGGCCTGGGCCAGAGACGCCGAAACCGCGGTGCCATCTGAAGGGACGGCAGGGCGCGAAGAGCCCGGCGGCCGGAGCCCACCAGTAGGACCAACTGATTCTAGGTCAGGCACGACGGGGCACCACTCAACGGGTGCGGTCGCGCAAGCGAGCCGACCCACAGGAGACACCATGCAACTGTTTCACGCGCACAACCAGTGGGCCACCAGGCCGGCAGACGAGAACTTCCTGAGCCTCGAGAGCATGTACGAGGCGACGCTCAACTACGCGCGGTCGGCGGTCGAGGCGACCGTGCCGTGGTCGAGCCTGCGCGCCCAGGCGAGCGGCAGCGAGCTGCTCGTCATCGGCGACACCGGCGCGCACGCGCGGCTCACGAACTACGCGCTGGGCCAGCTGGCGCGGAAGGTCGAGGCCCCCGCGCAGTACCTGCGCTCGCTCGCCCCGACGCTCGCGGCGCAGTGCCTCAACTACGGGCTCGCGCGGGCCGACGTCGCGGGCGGGTCGGACGCGCAGCTGCTCTTCCACCGGAACGGCGACATGCTGCTCCGCGCTGCGACGAGCGAGAAGTACAAGCGGCTCTGGAACTACGAGGTCATCGGCAGGCTGATGGAGTTCTGCGCGGCGCGGGGGCTCGAGCCGGCGCACGCGACGTTCAACTGGAACGGCTCGGACATCGGCGACGTCGCGAAGCTCCAGAAGTCGCTGTACGCGAGCGACCACGACATGTTCGCGTTCGTGATGGGCACCCGGACGATCACCGACCCGGTGGGGCAGACGCTCCGCGAGGGCTACATCGTCATCAACAGCGAGGTCGGCGACAAGTCGTTCATCGTCATCTCGTTCTGGTTCCGCGACCTCTGCCAGAACCACATCATCTGGGGCGCGAAGCAGGTGTGCGAGGTTCGCATCCAGCACACGGGCGAGATCGAGGAGAAGTCCTCGAAGGCGTTCGCCGAGCTGCGGAGGTACCACGACACCGTCGGCTCGTTCGATCAGGCGGCGTTCGACAAGATGACCGTGCCGATCGCGGGCACGAAGGACGACGTGCTCGACGTGCTCTTCGGCAACAAGGCCGTGGGGCTGTCGAGGAAGGCGCTGGAGGAGTCGTATGAGGCGGTCGTGCCCGAGGAGGACGGTGACCCGCGCAGCCCGTGGGGCATCGTGCAGGGCGTGACCCGCGCATCGCAGAAGCAGCAGTTCGCGGAGGATCGGTTCGCGCTCGACAGGGCGGCCGGTAAGATCCTCCAGATTCAGTTCTGAGGAGAGCCGGGGCTCGGGACGGTCGCACCGTCGGCAAGCTACCCCCCGGTGACTCTCGCAGGGCCCGCGTCGGCCGAGACGACGCGGGGGGCCGCCTGGCGTTCGCGGGGTTCGAATCCCCCACGGCCCGTGCAGTTCAACCCCAACGGGTTCGGACGGGAACGTGCCGACCCAAGGAGAACTCACCATGGCAAACATCTCGATCCATCTCAATCCGGCCGACAAGGTCGCCGTCACCCCGCGAGACTCGCTCCAGCACACCGCACACTGGATCGACCTCACGGTCACCTACGCGGAGGGCCTGGTCGACGAGATCACGCTCTTCTGCGTCGGCCCCAGCCACCAGGCCGCGGTCATGGAGGCTATGCGCGACGGCCTCGCAGCGTCGGCCATGCGCGATGCGCTGAAGGCGATAGCGCGCGGCCTGACCAACGGTCAGCTGGAGCGCGGCGAGACGCCGGAGAGCATCGCCCGTGCGGCGCTGGGGGAGGACGCATGAGACGCCCAACGTTCAGTGGCCCAGGCTGGACCGCCTGGACCCGCACGAGCGATGTCTTCCAGCTCGGGCAGGTGGGGTTCAGCTTCAAGGGCAAGCGCGGCCACGCGGACATCTACCCGGTCCAGGGCTCGCGCGACACCCTCTCGTGCTGGGAGGGCAAGGTGTGGGCCCCCGGCGACCGCGAGCAGGTGATCGCGACGTTCCGGGCTGACGGGCCGGAGCAGGTGGCCCGCGAGGTCGAGGGGGTGGCAAGGTGACCACCGAGACCTATCTGGAGACGGCAGACCCCATGGAGGCGTACCTGGAGGGGCTCAGGAGCAACGTCGCCTCCGCAGCGCTCGACTTCCAGCGGGGCCCGACGACCGAGACCTACGAGCGGTACGTCGCGGCCTCGCGGCTGTTGCAGCGCGAGATGGTGACGCTGTACGGGGTCGACTGCCCCGAGTGCAGCGGCGAAGGCGAGCCGCTGATGGGCTGGACCCCCGCCACGTGGTCCTCGCCGCCCGAGCCAATCCTCGGGCTGTGCAAGGAGTGCCGTGGGCGGGGTCGCGTGCTGCCGCACATCGCGGTGGCCTACTACGAGCGCCACGGGCTGAGTCAGGCCGAGGCGAGGGAGCGAGTCACATGAGGCCCGCGCACGAGGTCAGCGTCGCCGAGGTCGAGAGCGACGGCAGGGTCAGCTACGAGGTCAGCGTCTGCGGCTACGTGGAGGACGACTTCCCCACCCGCGAGGAGGCGGAGGGGGTGGCGCAGGGCATCATCGATGGTACGCTCGCGCATACGGTGCGGACGGCAATCGCCGGGGTGCCGCGTGCGGGCAAGACCACGCTGGCCGCCAAGATCGCGCAGGGCGGGCACCGCTCGACCGACGATCTGATCGGGCTCGGCTGGTCGGAGGCAAGCGCTGCGGCGGCGAGCTGGTTCAACGATTCCGACGAGGCGCTGGTAGTCGAGGGCATGGCGGTCCCGCGTGCGCTCAGGAAGTGGCTCGCGACGCACCCAGAGGGCCGCCCGGTCGATCGGGTGATCTGGATGGGCCACCCGCACGTGCATCTCACCCCAGGCCAGGTCACGATGGGGCAGGGCGCGCACACGGTCATGCGCGAGATCATCCCCGACCTGATCCTTCGCCGGGTCACGGTCATCGACTTCAACGCACCGAGGAGGGACACATGAAGCCGGGCTTCTACATCTCCGGCGTGGGCGAGGGCGGCGTGCGCCACATCATGGTCACGTGCAACCAGTTCACAGGAGACCCGTGGCCGACGCGCGAGGCGGCCCAGAAGTGGCTCACCGCAGCCCTCGCCGTCAACTCGCACGACTCCCTGCGCTCGCTGTGGGGAGAACCGAGCGAACTCCGAGTAGAGGAGGTCACATGAAGATCCACGTGGTGTCGTACCTGCTGGAGGGCGAGCAGGAGCAGGAGCACGAGTGCTACCTCACCGCCCGGTCGGCTCGCATCAGGCTGCGCGAGCTGGAGAAGGACGAGGTAGGCGCCGCAGAGAAAAGCAGCTGGGCGTACTTCGCGCTGCGGCCCGAGGCTCGGGTCATCAACATCCCCTGCAACGCGCAGGGCATCGTAGCCGCCATCGAGGGTCGCTGGCGGAAATACGAAGTCCACGAGGTGGTGCCATGACCGCCACCGTCCTGCAGGACATCATGCGCCGCGATGGCGGTACCGTCCCGAGATTCCTGACGTGGGCACACCTGGCGGAGGATTCAAATGCCTAGGGCAATGAGCGTTGTCGACCTGGTCGATATAGTGTTCTCGTCACGTGGGAGCGTGGTGGTGTTTACGCCCCTCACGGCGGCCGCAGAGGAGTGGCTTGCGACCAACGTAGAGATCGCCAGCTACCAGTGGCACGGCCCATCGTTCGTGGCCGATCACCGGCCCGCGTGGGAGCTGCTCCGAGTACTGAAGGAGGAGGGCACGCTGCGCGTCGCCGAGGCGCGCGTGCTGACCGTCGTCGGCGGAACCATTCACTAGCGGAGGCTCACATGGGACAGTACTGGTACCCGGTCAACCTAGACCGCAAGAAAGATCCGGTCACCCGCCGATGGACCTACCTGGGAATCCGCATAAACACTGGCTCCGAAACACTCCGAAACAGCCGGCGGCAAGTTTCTCTAGGGAATGCGTCGCGTGAGAGAGTTAGTGCAGAAGGTTTCGGAACGTTTCGGCACGGGGTAGACGACCTCCTCGAGGCGGCGGACGCATGACGCTCACGGCGGCCGAGAGGGCGAAGGCGATTTGCGAACGGCTGACGCTTGACGTCGTCACGATCGCGCCGGAAGGGATTGGAAGTTGGCCGGAGGCATGGGAGATCGTTGCTGACGCCGATGCCGGAGCGACGCGGGGGCGGCGACTTCGACCTCGACTCGAACTACCACGGCCCCGAGCGGCAACGCGACAACCCCGGGCCGGTGATCGCCGAGTACAACGACGTCGCGAAGCAGACCATCGGCAGGTGGGCTGGTGACCGGATCGCGCTGGTCGGAGACTACGCCGAGGACACCGACCTCGACCCGGAGCACAAGGCCAGCACGATCTACGGACGCTGCAACGAGGGCGAGTTCACCGACGTCACCGATCTCGTCGTGCAGGTGGTCGAGCACGAGTGCGGCGGCAAGTTCCAGGGTTCTGGCTGGCGCGAGTTCGTCAGGACCCGGAGTTAGTATCACCCATCAACCCAGGAGGACCATGCAGGTCAAACTGAAGACCCCCGCGGTGCCGAACTACCTCACGGCGCTGATCCCTGGCGCAACACGCTTGTTCAGCGTGCCGGTGTCCGAGGTTTCGGAGGCGGACCTTCGCCAGCTAGGCGCGGAGTGGACCGAGGAGCTGGTCGCGAAGTCGAAACAGACCATCACCCCCAGGACCCGCAAGGCGAAGGAGAAGGCGTAGGGCTGGCCCCCACCGTTCCGGCGGTGGGGGCCTTTTCGTTTTACCGGAGCACGAGCACGCCGGTCACCACCACGGCGACGGCCAGCCGCTCGTACCACGCCTGACGCTTCCGGGCGCGAGCTACAGCCTCCCATGCGTCGCCGCGCGCCCGCTCCGCGTTCCAGCCGGCCAGGTTCGCTTCGGCGGACCTCTGCCACGACTGCCCCCAGAGGAGCGTCTCGGCCTGGAGCCGGTCCTGGGCGACATCTTCCCGCTCCTCCGACGCCACCAGCGAGTCGAGCAGCGGTAGCTCGGTCGAGTCGAGCGTGGCCCGGAGCGTGTCCACGAGCGCGACCTGCACGACCCGCTCCTGGGTCACAGTCACCCGCACGGTGTCGGTCACCGCCACGAGCACTGTATCCCTCCGCACCGCCTCGGCCCTGAGCGAGTCAGCGAGCGGCCTGAGCGTCGCGACCGCTGCCTCCGCGGCGATCGCCCGGTCCTCGAGCCCCGATGTGCCCCGGCCCTGGATGAGCGCCCAGAAGAGCAGCGCCGCGGCGATCAGCCAGGGCAGGGTGAGGCGCTTACCCATGCGTCACCGGGTCAACGAAGTGATCCCACAAGAACGTTGCGCAGAACGCCCCCATCGCGACACCGAGCAGCAGGCTCCCCGAGTAGTACACGACCGTTCGCATAAGCAGCCACGCAATTGGCAGGATCAGGCCCGCAAACAGTGCGGCGTTCCAGCCGCGCGCGAACCTCTGATGCTTCGAACTATGCCGCTGCAACCATGTGGCAATCTCCGATAGCGTGTCTCGCGCGTTGGCTCGCGAGCGGTAGAGCGTGGCCGGGATCTCGATCAAGAAGAACGCGAGCAGGACAATGAGACCGTAGGCCGGAGTCTCAGACGACATCAGCGCAAAGTAGACGCACCCGAGCCACACGGCCCAGGCGGCAGCGAACGCCAGGTGAGGGTTGCGATTGATCCTCATGCATACCTCCGTTTATTAACGAGATACACGAGCCGCTCTAGTCTCTTGGCGTCCGCATTGAGTATGGCGGCCTCTGTGAGACGCAGCGCCCGTTCTTCCATCGCCTGCATCCGGCGAAGCGCACGGGCCCCCTGCTCGACCGACGGCAGGAACAACGCAACGTCCATCAGGTCGAGCGTCGCAGGGTCAGAGCCCTTTTCGCCGGCAAACGTGGGGGGACGGCGCTTCACGCGGCCTCACGCTCCGTCACGACGAGCGACACTAGCCCGGCCGCCATCGCCTTGATGATCCGCGGATACACCTTTCCGTAGGCGCGCGACGACTCCGAGCCCTGAAACTCGCCGTCAGGCAGTACAACCGGTGTCGTGACGAGCAGGACGCAACCCTCGGTTTCATCGTCGTTGTTACCGCAGTGGATCAGGATGTTTGAGAACCCCGGCACCTCATCCACTTCAATCATGCCTTCGTGAAGGCCAGAAAACCGCTTGGCGTAAGATTCATGAAAACGCCCGTATTTCCGCACGCGAAGCGGATAAACACCCGCCGGAATGCATGTCTCCTTGGGCAGCTTTACCTTGCGGCGCTCGTCCTCAATCGTGAACGCCACAGCCATCCCGTCAATCGACAGGACGCCGAGAGTGGAGTCGAGCCCAAACCCAAAGCGTTCGAGGCGCAGGTTCACGAGTTGCCCCTTCGGTCAGGTTGGAGCACATTTTTTGCAGACGGCCGGAGCTTGACCGCAGCGCTGATTATGAAGTTGCCAAACCAGATGCCGATAGGCGGCCAGAGCAGGCACGCCCCAAGCACCACCACGCCAGCCGCAAAAGTCCAGTACACCCACGACAACGGCCTAAAGGGCTCAATCGCCATCGGCGCCACAATGCCCACCGTGACCATGCCGAGCCCGATTTTCTGCAGCAGCCGCTTGAGCCGCTCGTCCATCGCCTGGTACGCCCGCATGATGACGGTCGGTGGGCCGCCACCATCCTCCCTTCGGTTCTCAGTCTCTGCGCTCATCCGGCCGCCTCGTCAAGAAGGTCCTGTCTCATCGTCGCCCCGGACCTCACTAATGAAGGGTCCACGAGGTGGATGCGCCACCTCTGGAGCGCGTCGACTTCGCGTTGAGTGTCCGCAGCTTGCCGTTCCCGCTCGCCCATCCGCTCCTCGAGCCGGTCGACGATCTCCGCGATCTTCGCCGCCTTCTCGACCGTCTGTATCCAGAGCGCGACCTGACCGCCGAACTTGAACACCAGCCGCACGGTCCAGAGCAGCCCACCGAACCCTGTGACGATCCCCATGCCGATCACGCCGACCGTGATGCCAGAGATGGGTGTGTCAGCGCCGATCGCTTCCTGAGCGAGCAGGTAAGCCGCAGCATCGGTGCTCATGATCATCGAGAGCCCGAGCAGCGTCGTCGACGCGGCCGTGAAGAACAGGATACTGATCGGGGTTCTCACGGCAGGCTCTGGTAGAGGCCCCGATCCTCGAGGTACTTGAACTTGTCGGTCACCCAGTCTTTGGCGGATTCGGCCGCGCGCTCGAGGATGGCGCGGCGCTGCTCAGGCGTCGCCTCGTCCCACGTGATCTTCACGCGCTTGCCTGCGATCGTGAACTCGAACTCTGCGCCCTGCTGGGCCTGCTCGAGCTTGGCACGCACGCGCAGACCGTACATCCGCGAGCGCATCTCGTACTCGCGGGTGCCGCGCTCGATCCCCGCTTTGCTGAGCCGCTCGTCAACCGAGGGGATCGAGGCGCCGTACTGCTCGATCGTCTCGCGGAGCGGGTCCGTGTCCGACAGGTCGACCTGGCCCGTGAACGGGTTGAAGATGCGCTCGACCGCACCGAGCACGCCACCGCGCCCCCTGGAGACATACTCGCCGAGCGGGTCGACACGGGCCGGCATCTCCTGCCTGAGCCCCGGAATCGCGGTCGCGGCCCGGTCGACCAGGGTGGCGGGCTCCGTGAACGACGGCCTACGCGGCTCCCTGATCGTCGGGTCCCAGCCGGCCAGCCCCCGGCGCAGGATGTTCGGCACGAACGAGGACGCGACGTCGGACGTGAAGTCGTCCGCGCGCTCACTCAGCTCGCCCGGGCCCGACAGCATGTTGAGCGCCACATCGACGTCGCCGAGGAAGCTCTCGTTCGTCACGTTGCGAGCCAGGTAGTTGGTACCCTGCAGGATGCCAGCCAGCCGGCCACCGCTCTTCGCGCCCTCGTACAGCTCCGCACCCATGACGAGCAGCGGCCCGAACGGCGCCATCCGCTCGATCGGGTAGTCCTTGGAGCCGATCCTGATCGAGCCGGCCGGGCGGTCGGTGATGCGCTGGACGTTGCGCTCGCGGGCGGTTTGTGGGTAGCCGGGCGAGAGCAGCTTCTTGTGCGCGAGCCACATGCCGAGCATGACAGCGCCCGTGCCCAGGGTCGCGCGCCCGAGCCGGTCGGAGACCCGCCGCTGCTTCGCGAACAGTGGAGCGAGATCGTCGGAGCCCTCCTGCACGATCTTCCGCAGCTCGATCAGGTCGCGGCTCACGCCGAGGAACCCGAGCGGCGAGTACTCAGCCACTCGCGACACGACGTTGGCCGGCGTGGTCGTGAACGGCAGGAACAGATCGAACACGGCCTCGGCCTCGGGGCTGTGGTCCGAGAATGCCTGCCTGAGATTCTTGGCGGCGTTAGCCAGCAGCCCGTCCTGGTTCCTGAACACCGCGAGCGATGCGTCGACCTGCGAGCGGAGCGCCATGTCGGCGGTCGGGTTCGCCTGCAGCCAGGAAGACATCTCGCGCCAGTCCGAGAATGCGGGCGCGAACTCGGAGAACTCCTTCATGCCGCGACCCCTGAACGCCTCCCGCGCAATCACGTTCGCCTGCTCCTGAAGCGAGCGCGCTGCGGCCACCGTGTGGAAGAACCTGTCCTGCGCGCCGAGCGACCTAAACACAGCGTCGTGCAGTCTCTGGACGAGCTCGTGTTTGAACGTCACGCGCACCTGATCCCACTTCGCCAGGTCGGCGACAGACTCGCCCTCGCGCCAAATCTTCTTGGCAGCCTCCCACCCCTCGCCGGCCGCGTCGTATGAAGCACGCAGGGTGGACAGCGAGAGACCGTCCTTCGAGCGCACGCCAGTCACGCCAGAGATCAGCCAGTCCCACGCCGCCGCGGGCGCGTCCTTGAGCGCCTCGGCACCGACCATCGTCGCGGTCGAGGCAACGTTCAGGCCGGTCGTCGAAAACGCGGAGAGCAGACCCGCCTTCCTGAGCGACAGGGCCCGCAGGAGCGGGCTGCCCTCTCCGGCCATCACCTCGCCGCCGAGCAGGAACAGCAGGCCGCCCGCCGTCGCGCCGAGCAGCTCCTGGTCCTCCGGCGCTACCGCTGCGCCAACCGCCGCGCCCACGCCTGTCCGCGCTACCGCTCCCACGAACCCAGGCAGCGCGTACCCGCCCCGGTCGCCGATCACCGTGCCGGGCCCGCCGAGCTTCAGGTCGCGCTCCGCACGCGCGAGCTGCACGATCTGCTGGTCCTGCTCGGCCTTCGTGAAAGCGTTCCAGTCAGCGAGCGGCCGGCCGGTCGTGTCGGACCACCACGATCCCAGCTCGAGCCCCTGCCTCGAGCCCTTCGCGGGCGTCACGAGATGGCCAGCGTCGTCCATCTTGACCAGCCCACGCACGGCCTCGGGGATGAGACGCGCATCTGGTCCGACTGCGCGAACCCGACCGACATCGATGAGCGCTACGCCGGCCCCTGCAGCGAGCCCGAGCCCGAACCCGCGCAGCCGGTTCTCCTCGTCTGCGACCGCGCCCGTGATCCCGCCGCCAGCGATGGCGAGCATCCTGAGCATCATCAGGTCGACGTTCCCGGCGCGTGGTCCGTAGGTGGCCGTGTAGACCGCCTCGTCCTCCGCGATCACCCGGCGGATGTTCTCCTTCGTGGCGTCGTCGAGCGAGCCCCAGCGCCCGACGATGCTCCGGTCGGCCCACGGCTTCTGGCCCGGCCTCAGCGGCTGCTGCTCGGTGAGCGCAGAGCGCAGCAGGGCAGGGAAGTCGTCCGCGTCTGTCACGCGCCCGAGCCCCACATCGCCCCACCACCTCTTGATCCCACTCCAGAGGATCGCCTGCGTATCGCGAATCGACAGGTCAAGTTCCTTCGCGAGCGAGCGCACCGTCTGCTCCGCGTAGCGGTACTGGCCTGCGGTGACGCCCTCCGGGAATCCGAACAGGCGCGACATCCACATGTCATGGACGTATGCGTTGGTGTCGCCCATCAGAGCGCGGTACATCTGCTGGATCTTGCGCTCCCCGAAGACCGCACCCGTGGTAGCCTGCTGCAGCATCGGCCCGATCGTCGCACGCCGGTATCCGGTGAATGGCAGGCCGAGCTTCCACTGGGCATACGCCTTCGCCGCGAGCGTGATGTTCGCCTCCGCCGCGTCGGTCCCGGAGGAGGTAATCGCGTAGAAGCGGAGGAACATGTCCGCATCATCGTTGCCGAGCACTTCCTCGACCATCGGGCGGACCTCGAAGAAGGATGCCCCACCGCGTCCGCCGGCCACCATCTCGCGCATACGATCTGCGGTCGGCAGCGGCAGGTCCTTGAGCGTCTCGCTCATGCGGGCCTGGAAGAACCGCGTCACCTGCTTGGCGAGCTTCTCGTCACCGCCAGCGAGCTGAAGGACCTCGCGCTGGCTGACGCGCCCGCGCTTCACGCGCAGCTTGGAAGCCAGCTCGCCGACCGTGTCGTCGACCGGCAGGCGTGGCACGAGATCGACCGCCCGTGCGGTCGCCGCGCCGCTCTTCACCCGCGCAGCGCCCGCCTCGAGCCACCAGCGCTGCTCGCCGGGCGCGGCCCTCAGTGCTCTGGAGATTTCTCCGAGCGAGGAGAGGTCGGCCGAGATGTCGAGCCCGCGCTGGGCGGCGAACTCTCGGTAGGCTGGGCCGATCTTGGCCTCAACGACATCCGCCAGCCCTTCAAGAGTTCTCGCGTCTCTGGCGAGAGGCCCGTAGCCCGCGCGAGAAACTTCAAGCGCGTCGAGAGCGGCGACCTCTGGTTCTCCGACATCAGCACCCTCCAAAGCCCTGTTGAGACGTGCGTCCAGTGCCTCGATACCAATCCCGCCGAAGTCGCCCACGACGACCCGGCCGCGCTCCGCGGTGGCCCCTATGTTGGCAGCCGCGAGACGCCGTATAATATCGTCTACGTCGCCCGTCAGCACCACTGCGAGCCGTTTGGTGGGGTCCTCCAGCACCCGGCCAGCGTCGTCGATCGTGTTGATGGCGTCGTCCAGAATCCGGTACCCAGCCTCGACGTCCTGGCCGGTGGCGATCCCGTAAAGGGCGGCCACGCGCAGGGCCTCGTCCCTACTCGCTCCTTCGAGCGCCAGAAGCGTGTTCGGGCTGACGGTCTGGGCCCACACACCCCGACCCTCCTCCGCGACCATGGCGATCTTCGGGTTGACCAGGTTCGTGATGTCGCTGCCGAGCGCGCGCACCATGTGGCGACCGAACTCGAGATCCATCTCCGGCGGCACCGCCCGGAATACGCCATGCCTGCCACGGGAGACGAACTCCTGGGCGATCTTGAACGGGCGGTCAGGACGCGAGGTCTCGATCACGCGGAACGGCTCGGCCTCGAACCCTTCGAGATGCTCGGCACGAAGTTGGCCGCCACTTCCTAGTCTGCCCGCAGCCTGCGAGCGATCGAGGAAGCTCCCTGGCTCTGTCGTCTCGTGGAACCCGCGCAGCGCGTAGGCGTCCTCACCGAGGTCGACCCCACGCTTGAACGCCTCGTTCAGGATCGTCGGGTGCGTCGCGCCGAGTGCGGTGAGCCCAGTCTTCGGGTTGCGAACGGCGGCGACGAGGCGGCCGGCCTCGCCTTGACGCGCGATCTCGTCCGCGTACTGACCACCAGCCGCCCGGAGCAGCTCCGGCGCAAGCCCCGCGCCCATGCCCGCGAGCGCGCCGAACGCTGCGCCACGCGCCGGGTTCTCGTCGTCGACCGCAGCCCCCGTCGCGCCACCAGCTGCCATGCCTGTGATCCCGCGCACCATCGCGGGGGGAGCCCCGCCGATGCGCTGGCCCTGGTTCAGGATGCGGTCACGAGCCTGCGGCGTGATGCGGATGGACCAGTGTTCGCTCATCGGCCTAGATTGCCCAAAGTCGAGGCTCCCGAAAGCGTCGTAACTGTCGCCGAGCGGGTCGCGGCCGCGTTCTATGAGCGGGCGGTACACCTCCCTATATGCCTCGCGGAACTCACTGTCTACGTTCGCTGCGTCGCGGACAGCGTAGGACTTGTTCTTACCGCTGCCGACGACCTCGCCGACCTCGTCCACAATGTCGAACGTTATCGGGCGGTTCACGCCATGACGCACTTGTTTGAACACGAACCCCGGCGGCAGCGCGTGTCCGTATGTATACAACGCTGCCTCGGCGCGCGTCGCGAACCTGGCGTAGTACGGCTCATTCGTCCGCGTACCGAAGACACCCCAGTCTTCCGTGGGAATCAATTGTGCATCCGGCGAAGGGATGCGCTCAGCTACGGCGCCGACACGGCGTGCCTCACGCGCGATTTCGTTCGGCACGATGTCTTCGTCGTAGAACTTGCGCATGCCCTCCGCGCGCGGAGTGCTCACGCCTTCGGGTTCGACTTGCATCCGCCGCCAGATTTTTTCGCCCAGTCCATCAACGCCCTCGGCGTCGCTCGCGTCTAGCGCCCGCTGTAACTCATCAGGGCTGCGCACAATCGCCGCCCTCCGTTTGATGCCTTGCTCGTCGGCAAACGCTCCTAGGTCGTGACCCATCGTGTCACCGCCCACTTGCGGTTCGATCTCGACATCAAAGGCACCATCTGTGCGCGTGCTCCACCTCACACGCTGCGTTCCGTACTGGTACACTTGCTCGTCGCCGCTCGGGAACATGATGCGGTCGTAATCGCCATCAGCCGCCTCTTGGAGCGCGCGCCGAATCTGGAGTGCGGTCCACTCGGACGACTTCTTGAATGGACGATCGGGCACATCCCTCCCTGCGCGCAGTTGCTGCGCCCAGTCGTCCTGCATCTCGCGCACGCGCAGTATCTTCTCGCTACCTTCACCGACCTCATCGGTTACGCGGAGGGAGCTAAGCACGTTCGGCTCGGACCAGTGGCCGCCCGTAAACCGTCCAGCCCTACGCCCGGCCTCCTGGTCTAGGCGATCCACGTACATGCTCGCCACGGGATACGACTCTGCGCGCATGAGCCACTCGCCCGTGTTCTGGTCCTTGACGCCCCACAGATCGCCGTCCTTCGCCAACTTGGCGCTCGGACCTCTCTGGTCGTCCAGCCGGATCAGGATCTCGCGATAGTTCGCGTCCGGCTCCTTGCCGCGCGCCCCGAGCGTGATGCCAGGGTATTTGGGAGCGACAAGTTGGGGGTCTTCTGCTGTACCGACCACGTCCCTAAGAACGACATCGGCCCAGTCCTCGTTCTCCGCCAGTTCCGGAAACTTCGCGGTCAGTTCCCGGTATGCGGCGCCGTCGTTCTCCAACGTCATCCGGAGTGCGTCATCAGCCTCGCCCTGGTTCTCCATGAGAATCTCACGGACCCGTGGCGTCATGTACGGGCTGTTCATGTTCAGTCCCTCTGATACGGCCGCCCGCCCCCGTACCGTCTCCGTCAACCGGATCGGGTTCCGCTGCGCTAGTTCCATCACCTGACCCCGCGTGAGCATCTCGTCGCCCCTCTCCGCGAGCAGTTCCTCGATCTTGGTCCACTCGACCTCCGTGCCCGACAGGCCCTCCTTCGTGTTCCTGAGCGAGCCCATCCATTGAGAGGCCGGCATCTGATCCTGCGGGGCCTGCTCGATCGCGCGGTTCAGCCGCGAGTACCAGCGACCACGCATCCCGGTATCCGTCTCTCCCGCCACACGCGGAGCCACCGGGTTGACGACCGCGCCGCGTGTCGCGCGGGCTCCCTCAGGTAGCGGGGTCGCGTACTGACCACCGGCAGCGCGCACCAGCTCCGGCGTCATCGCAGCGCCCATGCCGAGGAGCGCGCCGCCCGTGATGCCAGCCATGCGGTTGTCCTCGTTGACCATGCCGCCGATCACGCCGCCGGCCGCTGCGCCGCCGAACGCGCGTACCGCAGGGGAGCGCAGTGAGCGCAGTGCGGGTATGCCCTTCAAAAGGGCGGCAGTGATGGTCCCGCCAGCGACACCTTCCGCGAGCCCACGGAGCAGAAAGTCATCGGCGACGTACTCGGCTGCACGATGGAAGCGGCTACCGCGTGCGTCCTCCCCGGTTGCCGTCACCTGCCCGTCCACGATCAGGTTGGGGTGGTAGCGGAGCTTGAAGTCGCTCGGCCAGTGGCCGTCCTCGTCGGGCTCCGCGCCCGCCTCCCACGCACGCCGGTAGTCGTAGGACTGCGAGTCGGGGTCGGGGTCCAGGTCCAGCGTGCGAGCGCGGTCAGCGTACCAGCCCTGGAACTCCTCCTCGCGCTGGTCCTCGAAGGGCGCGATGCGTTCGGTCGGCACGTCACGAAGCGGGTCGCTCATGTCTGCCGCGATGCCGGCGAGCGAGTACTCGCGCTTGCCCATCGCAACTGGGATATCGAGCGCCATGCCGGCCGCGATCTGAGGGCCCAACCGGGCCGAAGCAAAGCGGCCGAGTGCGAAGTAGGGGACCAGCATCCCGCCGATGCGAAAGCCGAGTTCCGCAGCGTTCCGTGGGAGGCCGACCTTCTCCGCAGACTCCTGGCGCTTCCGCTCCCACCGTTCTGGGTCGGAGCCAGCCAGACCGCCGAGTCCTTTTGCGGACTCATACGCCGCGCGCATCTCCTCCTCCTGCGCGGGCGTGCCCATGCCGTGTGGTGGGCGAACCTCCTGCCCGAAGCGGCTGAGTCCCTCCAGTGCCCCGTAGACGGTCTCGTGGATGCCGTGCGCGCCCTGGAGAAACCAGCGGGGGACGCCCTTGATCATTCTCCCCAACTGCTTGAACCCAGCTAACGACTCGTACGCCGCGCGCATCTCGTCGTCGGGCATACCCGCAATGGAGGTTTCCCACTCCTCCTGGCGGACCCGACGAACGACCTCGTCGACTCCGAGTCCTTGGCCTAGCAGCTCGCGAACGCGGGTGGCCCGATCCGGCATGTCACGGCTGTTCGCTGCGGAGGCGTGCCATCGTCTCCAGGAACATCGCGTCTTCGTCGCTCAGGGCGGAACCGCCGCCAGCGGAGCGCCGCGGAATCCCCGCGAGGTCAGGGTTCCAGCCGGGCGTCTGCGCGGGCATCGGCTGACGCGAGAGGAGCGGGGGCGGGGGCGGGGCCGGAGCCCACGCCTGCCTGCCCGCGACCGCCTGCGCCTGCGCGAAGTTTTCGAATAGGTTGAGGCGCGCGAGGTGGTCGCGCTCCTCGTCACTCATGTCGATCGTTGCACGCGAGAGCACGTTCTCCGCTCGCTTGAGCCGAGCCTCGTATGCCTCCTGGGTCGGCCCATCGCGGCGGCTCGCCATCGTCAGCCGGATGTTGTCGTTCTCTTCGCGGATGCGGTCACGTTCGGCGTTGATGCGCCGAATGTGAAGCTCGCGCCTGTTGAGCGCGCGCTCCCAGCGATTGTTCGTCTGCGTCTCAGCGAACGTCTGGTTGAACTGGCTCTGATCCTGCGCGAGCGTGTCGGCACGGTACTGCGCGAGGTCGGCCTGCTGCGCGTCGAACTGGTTCTGGTCCTGCGCCAGCGATGCGCGCCGCGCCGCGCTCTCCATGATCGTCGGGTACGCGCCCGCTGCACCCCTGGCCCCTCCGCCGATCGCGCCACCGACCGCGCCGAGCGCCCCGAGCCAGCTCATGGCACACCCCCCATCGCCCGGTTCGCCCGGTTCCAGTTGGCGCCCATCATCGCCCGGTGCCGGCGCGCCTCCTCGAGAGCCTGCTCGTAGCGGCGCTGTTCGTCTTGCCGCTGGCTACGACGCTCGAAGTAGTCCGCGATCCCACCGACCGCGCTCAGGCCGAGGTACGCCTTCTCGTACCCACTCATACCGTCGGGCGTGATGAAGTCACCGACCCTGCCCAGCTCCCCGCGCGCCGACACGCTCGCGGGCGTGATGAAGTCACCGACCCTGCCCAGCCCCCCGCGCACGGTGTCGAGCGCTCCGGCCCAGCCGCCACGGCCGGGCGCTCCGCCCATCATGCTCGGGGGCGGGGCACTGAGCGGCGAGAGCTGACGGCCGGCGAGCCCCATGTCGACGCCCATACGCGGGGCGAACATCCGCGGGTCGAACCGCGGGTCGGGTGCGCTCTGGAACGGGCTGTAGTATGGCATGATTATCTCCTTCTCAGTGCGTTGATGCCGTAGTTCTGGAGCGAGCCCACGCCGTAGTTCTGCAGCTGGCCGAGCCCGTAGCCTGCGAGGTTGGTGATCCCGACGGGTGGGGCGAGGTACGCTTTGCGCGTCCGCTTGGCCCGCCTGTTCGCATCGATCTCCTTCTGCACTTCGGGCGGAGGCGGGGGGCCGTCGTACTTGTACGCCCCCTCGATCTTGGCCACAGGCAATGGGAACCCGCCCATCGTCGTGGGCCACGGATCGTTGCGGGTCTCCCTCGTCACCCCGAGCGGGTCCATGTAGCTGGACGTGGACACGC